CTCGAAAGCGCCCTCTGGGAGGTTGCCGGGCTCGACACGCCCAAGGCAGCCAACACCGTCAAGAAGGCCGTGCGGATCGCCCACAAGGCAATCGGGTGGGTCTGCTGATGACAAAGGGTGAATACCGCGTCGGCATCAACTTCAACCCATCCGCCGATGACACCGTCGGGCAGATCAAGCGCATGGCCGCTGACCTGATCGACCTGATCGAGACGATTCGCGCCAGCGGCGACGGCCACGATCAGGTGACAGAAGTCATCCGGCTGCGCGCCCTTGCCCAGACCGCCATCGAAGACGGCGCGATGTGGGCCGTGAAGGCTGCTACGAAAGGACCGATGGTATGATCATCAATGGATCGCAGCTGCTGATCGACAGCCCCATCGTCAACATGCTGCACACCAAAGAGCGCCTGCATGGCGTCAGCCACGGTCTGGGCGAGGCTGGGTACGACATCCGCATCAAGCAGGACATCCTGTTCAAGCCCGCCAATGCGGTGTCTCCTGCGGGTGTGTTCGTTGACGGCAGGTTCGTCAGCCCCGGATCGTTCGTCATTGCCTCGGCCATCGAGGAATTCCACATGCCGAACCACATGGTGGGCATCGTGCACGACAAATCGACGTGGGCGCGGCGCGGCCTGTCGGTGTTCAACACCGTGATCGAGCCGGGATGGTGCGGCTTCCTGACACTGGAGCTCGTCCATCACGGCTGGAAAGAGCTGCACATCCCGGCAGGTGCTGGCATCGCTCAGGTGATCTTCCATTGCACCGCAGAGAGCGCATCGTACGATGGAAAGTACCAGAACCAGCCGGACAAACCTGTGGAGGCGATCAATGGCTGAGGTCTACATCCCGATGGCGCAGATGCTGTCTGAGAAACTCACTGTCCAGCAGCTTCTGCGCGTTGCCGATCTTGCCCTGAACCAGCTGGACATGCGCCAGATCGGCGAAATCTGTGGCGAAGTCGGCCTGACACCCAATCTCGAACTGGTGGACAAGAAGAATGGCTAAGTGGGTATTGAAGCCAGCTGATCACTACGCGCCGCTGCGGCGCGTCCTTGATCTTGCTTACGAACAGGCAAGCAGCGGCAAGGGTGCTGAACGCCACGGTCAGGGCCAGCCGTTCAACCGTCAGCCGATGCTGGAGATCAGTCGCATGATCGGGGGTCCGGCCGGGTGCTACTATCAGGCGATGAAGAAGACGCAGGAGGCCAGTCGGATGGGGCCCGATGCTGCAAAGCGCGAAATCCTCGGCGCGATCAACTACTTGGCTGGTGCGTACCTGCTTCTCGACGAGAAGGGCGGTGTCTGATAGGATCGGGCGCAGCCATTACCTTTGAGGGATCAGCATGTCCGGCCTGTCACCCAACATCCGACTGCAAGAGGAGCCGGAGCAGGCTGCCATCGCCCCCATGGACGTCACCGTCGAGCACGCCGACGAGGACATGGACATCCCCGAGATCGCACCCAACGGATCGATCCTGCGCATCGATCACGGCGATGGGTCGATCACCCTGTCTCTGGACGGCAAGCCCATCGAAGAAGCCGAGGATGATAACGAGCCAGCCGGGTGGTTCGACAACCTCGCCGAGAAGATCGACGACGACGAGCTCAGCCGGATCACTGAGGACCTCCTGCGCGGCGTCAGCGACGACATCGAAAGCCGTCAGGAGTGGATCGAGGATCGCGCCCAAGGCATCAAGCTGCTGGGTCTGAAGATCGAGCTTCCCGGCCTCTCCGGATCGTCCGATGGGGCTCCGGTCGAAGGCATGTCGAAGGTGCGTCACCCGCTGCTGCAGGAGGCGGTGCTGCGCTTCCAAGCAAACGCTCGGTCTGAGCTCCTGCCCACGGACGGCCCGGTCAAGATCAGGGATGACGCCAACGGCACCACCGTGGAGCGCGACCGGATCGCTGATGCCTTCGAGAAGGACATGAACCACTACCTCACGTCCACGGCGCGCGAGTACTACCCTGACACCGACCGCATGCTCCTCCTGCTGGGCTTTGGTGGAACCGCGTTCAAGAAGGTGTACTTCTGCCCACTGCGGAACCGCCCGGTGTCAGACAGCGTCGACGCCGACGACTTGATCGTCAACAACAAGGCGACAGACCTTTCCAGCGCTCTGCGCGTCACGCACCGTGTGATGATGAAGCCGTCCACCGTGAAGCGGCTGCAAATCCTTGGCGTGTATCGCGACGTGGAGCTGTCGACCCCGAGGGAGGCATCCCCGGACGCAGCGGCTGAAGCCAAGGCGGCACAGCAAGGCGTATCTGTCACTGTGTCCAACCCTGAGGATCGCGACCGCGAGATTTACGAAGTCTATTGCGAGCTGGACATCAAGGGGTTCGAGCACAAGCACAAGGGCAAGCCGTCCGGACTGGAAATCCCCTACCGCGTGACCATAGACGTGTCGGCGCGCGAAATCTTGAGCATCGTACGGAACTATGATCAAGACACCGAGCGGTTGCCCGAGGCGCGCACGACCTTCGTGAAGTATACCTTCGTGCCGGGTCTGGGCTTCTACGACATCGGCCTACTGCATATCCTCGGCAACACCACCAACGCCGTCACGGCCGCATGGCGCGAGCTGCTGGACGCTGGCATGTTTGCCAACTTCCCGGGCTTCCTGATCAGTGACGTCGGGGCCCGGCAGAACACAAACGTCTTCCGCGTTCCGCCGGGCGGCGCGTCGCAAGTGAAGACTGGTGGCCAGAAGATCAGTGATGCGATCATGCCGCTGCCGTACAAGGAGCCGTCGCAAGCATTGATGGCCCTGACCGACAAAATGGCACAGACTGGTATGCGGGTCGGCGGCACGTCTGAGCTTCAGGTGGGCGAGGGCCGGGCGGATGCCCCGGTCGGCACTACTTTGGCGATGATCGAACAGGCCATGAAGGTCATGAACGCCGTGCACAAGCGTATGCATGCCGCTCAGGCCGAAGAGTTCTCTCTGCTTGTCCAGTGCTTCCGCGAGCACCCGCAGAGCTTCTGGGAACGCAACCGGAAGCCCAGCCTCGAATGGAACGAGGAGCTCTTCCTGCAGGCCCTGACCGACGTGGAGCTGGTGCCTCAGGCTGACCCCAACACGTCCAGCCATGCCCAGCGCGTGATGAAGATCATGGCTCTGAAACAGCTGCAGGGTGCAAACCCCGCTCTGTACGACGAAATGGCTGTTGATAAGGCGGCCTTGAAGGCCATCGGCTGGTCCAACCCGGAACAGTTCATGAAGCCAGAGAACGCGCGCAACCAGCCGCCGCCTGAGCTCCTGAAGGGTATCGAGGAAATCAAGATCGCCCACCAGAAGGCCGATGCGGATACCATGCGCGCTCAGGCCGCCATGATGAAGGCGCAGCAGCCGAATGCTGCCCCGGCAGGCGTGGCTGGTCCTGACCCAGTCAAGATGATGGCGGAGCAGAACAAGGCGCGCCAGATGGAGCTCTCTGCGCAGCGTGACGCGATGAACGACGAGAACCGCGATCTGGACCGCGAGAAGGACCTTCGCGCTAAGCAAATGGACTTGGATCGCGACCAGATGAACGACGCCGTCCGCATGCAGCACGAGCGCGACATGCAGCAGCGCGACCATCAGGCGGACATCATCAAGCTTGCGATGCAGGTTCAGGCCCAGAAAAAGCGGGAAGGCGGTAAGTAATGGACCACGACAAGGCGATCCGCGCTGCTAAGCTGACGCTCGGCGGGATGCTGGAGAAGAAGCGGGCCAAGGTGGCGGTCGAGCGCGCCCAAGGCCAGATCGCCCCGTCAAAGTACCTACCCGATGTCCCGCGTGCCGCCCATGCCGACGGCGGAGAGGTCGCCGATCTGGGTCAGGCGCGCCAGCAGAAGCAGCTGCAGGACTTCAGCAAGAACATGCGGGCCGACATCGGCCAGCGCGTGAACAACGCCATGGAGGCGCACCAGAAGGCCTTGGATGCGGGTGTCTTCGACGGGTACGAGATCGGCGACGTGCTGAAGGGCAGCGCGCACCCGATGCGGATCACGGGCCGCTTCATGCGCAAGTGGAAGCCCACCCCGATGGCGTTGCAGAGCTTCGACCGGATGGGCACCAAGCCGACCATCGTCGAACACGAGGGCGAGCAGTACATCCCGATGCTGCGGTACGAGACTGGCGTCGAGGGTCAGGACGGCTGGCAGAGAGGCGACGCTTACCTCGATGGCGTCAAGGCCGCTGGCTATCAGAAGATGGGCGGCCTGCGGTCTGTGAAGGCCGACGGCGGCGCGGTCCCTCAGAAGACCGTGAAGGCATACAAGCTGTTCCGCACCAAGGGTGACGGCAAGCTCTACCCGCTGTTCGTCAACGCAGACAAGCCTGTGCCCATGGGCCAATGGCTGGAGGCTGAGGAGGGGCCGCAGGGAAAGGCGCAGGGCAAGGTCAAGTCCAAGCTTGGCGATCTGGCGTACCGCCCCGGCTGGCACGCTGGCGATCTGCCCATGGCGACCCATATCGGCGGCAAATCGGACCCCAGCCTGAAGAAGCCGGACTATCGGCCCGACAATCACGTCTGGGCAGAGGTCGAGATGGCTGCCGACAAGGACTGGCAGTCTGTAGCTGACAGCCGTGGCAGGGGCGTGAAGGCCCACATCACGGACCAAGTGCCGTATGGCGGTTTCTACCGCTACAAGACCAACCCGAACATGACTGGAAACTGGCTCATCGGCGGCCACATGAAGGTCAACCGCGTCCTTTCCGACGACGAGGTTCAAAAGATCAACGATCAGGCGGGGGTGGCTGATCTGCCGCGCCGAAGCGAAGGCTTCGCCGCTGGTGGTGCCGCCATGTTCGAGGGTATGTCCGAGCACCTCATGGATGACGAGGGCAAGCCGACGGAGCTCTGGCACGGCACTCCCGGCGCAGGGTTTGAGGCGTTCGACGATGCCAAGCTTGGCAGGCGTGACGCCGGGTTCTACGGCCGGGGGCATTACCTGACGCCCATCAAGGGCAACGCCGAGGGCTACGCCGATCCCGACGAGATGGGCACCGGAACGGTGATGGGTCCGCTGCACGCGGCGCTGAAGAACCCGTACATCTGGGACACGTCCGACGCTGGATCGCACCGCACGCTGCGCGACCTGCAGTCCATGGGCATCATGAAGGGGCAGGGCAAACTGGAGCCGTGGGACAACCTGCAGCGCCACCACATCGACCCCTTCATGCGCGAGATGAAGAACCGTGGCCACGACGGCGTGCTGGTCAAGGGCAACAACGGCCTGTCCGAGGTTGTCGTCTTCAACCCGAACATGATCAAGCACCGCGATGCTGAGGTCTTCGATCCAAACGACCCGCGCATCATGCGGGCAACTGGTGGCCGGGCGCTGTACAGCCGGGCGGCCGAGATCATCCGCAGCCTGCCGCAAGAGAAGGGTACGGTCGATCAGTTCATCGCGGCCGCAAAGGCGCGCGGTGCCAAACCTTCCGAACTGGAGCATGCTGGGCGTCCTGAGGGTGACAAAATCACCCGCGACGAGATGGCCAAGCACTTCGAGGGCCGCCTGCCCAAGCTGAAGATTGAGCAGTATGGTGAGAACCCGAGCCGCTTGAGCCGCGATGAAGACAAGCGCCGCATCGAACTCCAGAACCGCGACCAGCTGGGCAGAGGTGAGCCCCTGTCGCCCGAAGAAAAGACAGAGCAGGAGAGGCTGAACCGCCGCCTGATGTCGTCGCCGAACGTCCTGTCCGATGAGGAAACAGAGGAGCCTCTGGACACCAACTACGGTGATTACGTTCTGCCGGGCGGCCAGAACTACCGGGAGCGTCTGATCAGCCTGCAGCGGCCGGAGGACCCGCGCCAACCGCTGGAAGACGCCCTGAAGAAGGCAACCCAAATGGCCGGAGCATGGCCTGAGGGCCACCGTGGCCGGGAGCGCTACGACGAGCAGGCTGCAGAGCTGCGCCAGAAGCTGGACGCCATGCCGCCACGCCAGTACCCGCAGCCCTACCAATCCAACCACTGGGCTGGACACCCGAACGTGCTGGCCCACATCCGGCTGACGGACCGCACCGTGGGCGAGGATCGCGACAGTGTGCGCCCCATCGCCGAGAAGCTGGCTCAGGGCTTGGGCGTGGGTATCCGCGATCTGGCGTCTGGGGCGGCCAGCGTCGGCATCCAGAACAAGATCATCACGCCGGAGGAGGCGGCCAGCCTGTCCCGCGTCATGGGGTGGCGCAATGGATACGATCAGGCGCGCGGCATCGGCAAGCGCCTGCTGCACGTCGAGGAACTGCAGTCCGACTGGGCTCAGGAGGGCCGCGACAAAGGGTTCCACGACCCGAATAACCCATACGAAATATTCGAAACGAAGACGGGCAAGACGGTTTCGAAGCACCCAACATATGAGGCCATGTGGGACGCCTTCAGGTCGATGCCGGACGAGCAGTCGGCTGGTCTGGACTACGGCAGCGCAAAGAACGAGAAGCCCGCAGAAGGACCCTACGTCACCAACACCCAGCACTGGACCGATCTGGCGTTGAAGAACGTGCTGCGCGAGGCCGCGCTGGGCAATTACGACGGCATCGTCTTCACCCCGGGGCAGGCGCAGGCCGACCGCTATGGGTTGGAGAAACAGGTGGACAACCTTTCCTACCACCCGAGCACCAAAACCCTGATGGCCATGAAGGGTAACCGGGTGGTTTTCAGCAAGGACGGCATGGAGCCTGAGGAGGTTGCAAG